TTATAAAAATCATAGTATCTTCATAGTTATGTGTTAAACCATGAAGAAGGTATAGATTTTTAAATTCTTCTGGCATTGTGTCATAATCTAAATTAGTTACAATACCATTATCAACTAAAAATTGAAAAAGTTCCTCATCAAATTCCCTAGACGGTAATTCTCCCAAACTAAGATCATCTAATAAACCATATTTTTTGATAAAGTTTAAAAAATTGATCACAGTATTAAAGAACGGTTCAATATCCTCCTCGTAATCACCACTATTAAAAGACTTAAGTAAATTTTTTGCTCTTTCTAAACTCATATTGAATAAATATCATAAATAAAAAAAGGTGTCCCAAAAGAAACACCTTTATCCGATGATACACGGAAATATTACCTTCTGTAATATTTGTTCACAATTTTTTTAACTGACTCTTGTACGTTGGTTTGTGCAGTATTAGTACCTTGTTGAGTCTGTGTTTGTGTTTGTGTTTGAGGTTGTTGTGCTTGTTGTTTGTTTTTACATCCGCAGCCCATGACTTTATATTTTAATTGGTTTATTTGTCTATAAATATCTGTTAAAATAAGATTAGTTGGAAAAATCCAATAATCAATTATATTCTTAGGATATTTATAACATATGTCAATTAAAAATCTATTAAGTAATTTACTCATAGAACAGGATGATAGTCTTGTAACTATCACACCTGAACAATATCTTGAACAATTAGAAAATGTCGGCGGAATAGCAGAAAGAATATCTATGCTTAAACCATATAGAGGTAAAGGTATTGTGATTAATGGTGACTTAAACCTCCGAGATGATAAAAATGTTGGACCACTTACCGGTGTCGTAAGGATAATGGGTAGATTGAATATCGCCCGCTCAAATGTACCTAACTTGAACGGTATTACGGTCGATGGTTATGTTGATGATTACGGATCATCTATGTGGAAAACAAAAAAACAAGTTGAACTTAATAAAAAACTTGCCGAGTTAGATCAGAAAAGGAAAGAAGACGAGTGGAATAGTAATAATGACGATGATGATGCTAAAAGAACATCTGCATTGTATAGTATTTTAGGTATACAAGGTATGATCGGTATGACCGAAGATGAAGAAGGTAACGAAGTACGTGAAGATAAGTATTTTTTGTATCCTCAAGGTAGAGGAACCGGTGGTTATGGTAAACAATATGAATGGTTGGGTGGTGATAACAAATTTGAAGGTATTCTTTACGATGTATATACGGAAGATGAGGCAGATATGGCATCAAAAATTGCGGTTAGAAATATGATCGACGACATGGGTTACGACGCTTTCTCAAGTTGGGTTTGGGATAATGCAATCGATAAAGATCATTGGAGAAGATGGTTAGATGAATTCCACACTGATGTGTACTATCAGGACCCAGAAGGACATGAAATTCCTTTAACTTTATCTACAACACAGAAAGCACAAGTAGACAAATTTCAAAAATCAATTAACGACCTTAAAACTAAATTAACTACTGAAAACTTACCCGAAGACCAAAAAAATATAATCCTCAAAAAAATCGAAGGATTTGAAAATATAATTGAAGATATTGAAGAAGATCCTCAAGGTGAATACGATGAAGATTATATCCAATCCATGGTTGATGAAAGAGTTGATGAATATGAGGATAATATTGAAACATTTATTAATGAATATGGTTTCGATAAAGATTTTATTATGGATTTTGTTGATGTAGATAAAGTTACTCAAGAAGTGGTGGATGCGGATGGTTATGGTAATTTATTAAACTCATATGATGGTGATGCCGATCTTGCTCAAGTAGATGGAGAAGACTATTATGTGATGAGAGTAAGTTAGGTCTTTATTTGTTAACATCTTTGACTTACTTTTTTATTATATAATGACAAAGAAAAAGAAAATAGAATTTTTAATGAACACCGATTGGATGTTTGAAAAACCAATCGATCGAGAGTATAAAGAATACAAACTCCTTTCATATTTTCAAAAAATGGGAGAAAAACTGGATAAGTTAGAATTATATCCAGGGTTCATTGAATTATCATTACACCTCATGAATGTCCAAGCCTTGATGAGAGATGGTAAAATTGTTTACACCGAAAAGAAATTAAATAATATCGACGACGAGATCATGGTTAAAGATTTGAAAGTCAAATCAATACCTGAAATGACTCGAGATGAAATGACTGAGTTCAGAGACATATTATCATTCTCAGCACCAAGAATAATGGAATACTTCAACGTCGCAAAATCAGTTTGGACTATTGTATTTGATTCTTTGGATATGAAAATTAAAAGAAATAAAAAGAATATTTTACACCCAAAGGGTTATTTCTTTTATACCGAATCCACAACTAAAAAAACATACGTTTGGGAATATCTTATTAAAAAAGAAACAAGAACAAACCCACAAAGAATGACAAATATTAATTTAATTTATTCTGATGAGTTGGAAGAGTTGACCATACCAAAAATTATTACTAATTTTTCTACGTATGATAGTAAAGATAAGCGAATGGGACCTGTGTTTCAAATGTCATCAAACGGAATTTTTCCAATAGACGAAACACTTTTACCTTTATTCAAACGACGAATCGCTGGTCTTATCTCTCAAACAAAAATCCAAGAAGAAAACCAAGAAACAGAATAAAATGAGTTTTAATAAAAGATTCCTTAAGAAAGAAAACATTTTACTTAATCTTAATAATCTTTTCTCCTATTTAGACGCCGATGCGATTATTTGCACCGACGATTTTTCACGCAAAGTTTATAGGATGTATATTGAAGGTTTCACCAAAGAAGAAATAATAACCATAATAAATAAAATGAAATGAAAATTAAGTTAGAATATGTATGGCTTGATGGGTATAAGCCAGAACCAAATCTTAGAAGTAAGGTAAAAATTGTTGAATATGAGTCAGTTAAAAATGCATTCCTTGACGGACAATTCCCGATGTGGAACTTTGATGGATCATCCACAAATCAAGCGGTAACAGGAAACTCTGATCGTTTATTGAAACCTGTTAGACATTATGTTTCTGAGATCTTATCCACGGTATATGTGTTGTGTGAAGTATTGAATCCTGATGGAACACCACACGAATCAAACAAACGATCACAAATTGGTGAAGGGTTTGAGGACTTATGGTTTGGTTTTGAACAAGAATATTTCATTCGTGAGGAAATTAATGGTAATGTGTTAGGACACAAGAGACATAACCTATTTCAAGGTGAATACTACTGTGGGGTAGGGCATAATGTTGTTGGTCGTGAGTTTGTTGAGGAACACACAGATATGTGTTTAAGACACGGAATTGATATTACTGGAACAAATGCTGAGGTTGCCTTGGGTCAGTGGGAATATCAGGTATTCTCAAAAGGTAAACTTAAAGGTGGTGATGACCTTTGGATGACCCGATACTTCCTATTTAAGACAGCGGAAAAATATGGATACCATATTGACATTCACCCTAAACCATTACAACATGGTGAGTGGAATGGATCAGGACTCCACACAAACTTTTCAACGGACACGATGAGACTTGACGGTGGCGAAGAATATTTTATGGCGTTGTTTAATGCATTTGAATCAAGACATCAAGACCATATCAAGGCTTACGGATCTAACAACAACCTTCGTTTGACTGGTGAATATGAAACTCAATCGATAGATAAGTTCAGTTGGGGGGTATCAGATCGTGGAGCGTCAATTCGTGTTCCTCAAGAAACGGCAAAAGAATGGAAAGGTTATGTTGAAGATCGTAGACCAGGATCAAATGCCGATCCATATAAAATAATTAGAGAAATTGTTAAGTCTTTAGATACCACTCAACAGATCTATGAGATGAAAAATATGATGACTTCTTTTGTTGATATGGATGGTCTTAGTGGTAAATATGGTACTATAACTAACGATGAGTTATTAAGTGAATATAGAGAAGAGGAATAATGGAACAAGTAAACAACATGCCGGGACATAGGAATCCACCGCCACCACCTGAAAAAGAACAAGTAAATCACCCCCAACATTACGGAGGACAAAATAACCCATACGAAGCCATCAAAGTGATTGATGCTTGGGAATTGGGGTTTAGTTTAGGAAACACAGTAAAATATATAAGTCGTGCAGGAAAGAAAGGAAAAGACAAAGAACTTGAGGACCTCAGAAAAGCCCTCTGGTACCTCCAACACCACATCGAAACCCTTGAAGAAAACAGGTCTCGATAAAGAGATCAGTGTCTTAGACGCGATCACTACACCGAATGAATTAATCCGTGAAACCCTCATTAACTTTATGTGGGGGTTTCTTGGTAATTCCATTGTTGTGTTTGCGTCAAAAGAACTGGACTTTTTAGTTTTGGTAAACTATATTGTCTATTACATATTAATTTCATATATTGTAAACAGGAAGAAATATGAGACTATGTTAGGTAAATTCATAGTTCTTCCAGGTTCCGCGGCAATCGGAGCATTTACAGGGTATAAGTTGGCTCAAATAATCGCGAATATAATTTAAACATGGGAGAAGAATTTAAACCAGAAGAAAATCAAGGCAGATCAAAAGAACAAGTTGAGAGAACATACATGGGGATGCGAATTGTTGCAGGATTCGCAGCCTTACTTATAATAATTTTGTTAACATATTCAATTGTAAAATTTATTGCTGAATGAGATACTATAAAATTACCTTAGGGGGAAAAGGTGCTGAAGTCTACCCCTTCAAAATTAACGACGATCAATACGAGGTCTTTAGAGAAAAGGGTGTTGAACATGATGAGTTAGAACACGATGAAGTTTGTGGAATATTGGATGCCGAAAGTTATTTTGATTGTCCAAACGAAAGTATGTTAGGACCATACTTTAATTCAATGTACGTCAAAGTGGAAGATGAGGAAGGTAATCTTGTTTATGAAACAGATAAGTTTGATCCAGAAAAATGTGATTTTGAGGAGATCTATTGTGATGAAGACAAATACCTTATCATTGAAGATTATGTGAAGGGTGATCACGTTGTATATGATATCCCACTTGAAGAAGATTTTGATATTGAAAAATTAAGATTTAAAAGTTTCGACATTGGATGTAGAGTTGAAATTGTCACAGATATTCTCTATGATGATAAAGAATATAATATCTATAAATCATTTGGAGATATGTCCAGTAAAGGATATTATTTCCATTTAACCGCAGGAGTATAAATTATGGAATTAACAGAAAAACAAAAAAATCATATTCAAGAGAAGTATGGTGAATTAAAAAATGACGAACAAACACTTGGAGAATTACACGAAATAATTGTTGATAATTGTCTTGATGAATATGTGATTGATCTATCAGACGACGAAGATGGAGATCTCTACGAAGAGTTTTCAAATGAGGTTTGGGATTTTTTAGAAAATTTAAATATAGAAAAATAATGATAGAGACAGGGAAGATTATCAACGGAGATTGCGTTGAGGTGATGAAGACATTACCAGAAGGATCGGTAGATCTAATCGTTACATCACCTCCTTATGGGGTGGGTATTGCGTATGATGTTCACGAAGACGACGTGGAGTTCAATGAGTATAAAGAGTTCGCAAAAAATTGGATGTCGGAGGCATATAGATTACTAAAGGACGATGGACGAATTGCGTTGAATATTCCTTATGAGATTAATCGTCAGAAAAAAGGTGGTCGTATATTCTTTGTTGCTGAGATGTGGAGAATCATGCAAGAGATTGGTTATGGGTTCTTTGGGATTGTTGATTTGGAAGAACAATCACCACATAGAAGTAAGACAACAGCTTGGGGTTCTTGGATGAGTCCGTCAAGTCCATACATCTACAACCCAAAAGAATGTGTTATTTTGGCATACAAAAAACACCACATTAAAAAGGTCAAAGGTCAACCTGAGTGGACTGGAGAATTAACTGAAATTGAAAATGAAGATGGTACGAAAAGAAATAAAATGGTATACAGTGAGAATAATAAAAAAGAGTTTATGGAACTTGTTTTTGGTCAGTGGAATTATTTCGCTGACACTAAATCTCTCACCAAGGCTACCTTCTCGATGGACATACCAACAAAAGCGATCAAGATATTATCCTACAAGAACGATGTTGTATTAGATCCATTTGCAGGGTCAGGAACTAGTTTAGTTGCTGCTGAGATATTAGACCGTAGATGGTTAGGTATTGAGTTATCACCAAACTACGCGGATATTGCAAGAGGCAGAGTTCAAGCGTTTGCGGATGAAAAACATAAGGTTAAGGTTGAAGATCAATAAGATCACCTTCTTTGATATCGTATTTTTTACAATCGCCACCAGGTAATTCTAAAACAATATCACCATTACCTTTGTAAGTCTCACAATCTTCAGCATGACATGGTTTACAATTATGATGTATCTTGGTGATTTGGTTACCATCAATAAAAATAATGTCTAAATGGACTATACAATTTTTCATCCAAAATGAGTGTGGTCCATTTTCCATTAAAAATAACATACCATCAAAAGTTCCATCAAACTTTTTACCCATCATTCCATTTTGTATATCCTTAGATGTTAATACAGGTTTAACATTAAAAAGGTTATCATTTATTTTTACATCCATATTTATAAATATCTATGAAGAAGTTTAGAAGAAGTGCTGGTGTTATTATTAAACATGGTGATGAGGTTTTACTTTGTAAACGATCACCAAAAGAGTCTTTACCTAACCATTGGTCAATACCGGGTGGTGGTATTGAAAATGGTGAATCACCAGGTCAAGCGGCAATCAGAGAAGTTCATGAAGAAACAAATATTGAACTTACCACAGATCTTGATTTGGTTGGTATAATTGATACTAAAAATGAAGATGGTTTAAAAACGGGGATGATGTTCGTTTTTTTACAAGAAACAAAAGATAAAAAAAGTGCTGACTTGGAAACCGCAACCCACGGTAAAGAACACACGTCTTGTAAATATTTTAATAGAGAAGACATACCAAAACAAAAGAACACAAAAGAATTATATGATATTTTGAAAAAAGTCCTCAAATAGTTTTTTGGAGTCAAAAGATTTACTATCTTTGTAGAAATAAATCACAGATGATCAAGACAACCTTCAACCACACCATTAGAATTATGAATGAGAAATTCGGTAACTTACTTACCGAGTCTTTTGTTGACCCAATCCAATTCAAGATCTTCTTGAAAATGGTTGACGGAGCTTTGAACGTTGGTGAGGACCTTTCTTACTTCGATGGTAATACCTTCTTGGTACACATTCCACATAAGATATTGAAAGAGTCTGTGGTCTTGACGAATGTCAGTGAGATTAGTGTTAGTGAACAAGTTAGAAACAAAATTGAAAGTTTAGTATGATGAAAGTATTTGTAAGTATTTTGATGAGTGTTCTTTTTTTGAGTTCTTGTGTAAAACAAGAGCCTAAACCACAACAACCAAATCCCTCAACACCGATAATTACCAATCCCACGTTGGTTGATAGTACACTATCCTTAGCGGGACAGACTTGGGTAATCACTAAAGTGTTAAACACTGACATGGTCTACGAGAACCGATCAGATACTTTAGTTTTCGTTGATTCCGACGACTACAAGTTCAATGGGTACCCAAGCAAGTATAACTTGGGTGTGACACCAACAACATATAAATTGAGTTTGTATGATACGGCTTGGGGTAATATTGGTGGAAGTTTATTTAATTATAATATTGTTTCAGGAAAGGTTGACGGGTTAGATTTTTATGATATATTTAACTCAAGTCGAAAGGTTAAACTTTGGATTACAAAAATTTAGTTTCTTTGTTCTATCAAAACAAAGTGGTGGAGTAGACGACATTCAATGTCGGGCCTAAAATTAAGGTGAGAGTTTTCTCACCTTTTTTTATTTTTGACATATTTATTAAGAAAAATATAATATGAAAAATAAATTTGTATTAACTGAAGAAGAATCTAAAAGGATTCTTTCACTACATAAGAAAAAAATTAATGAAGAAAGACAAGAGGTAGATGAACTCGATACAGATCTTGGTGGTTGGACCGCTGCGGGTGCTGGTGGAGGTGCCGCTGCTGGTGCAGGAGTAGGGTTTATGGTTGGTGGACCTGCCGGTGCTGCGATTGGTGCTGTGATAGGTGCTGTTGGTGGTAGTATTGTTGGTTATGTTGCGAACGCAGATGGAAATCCTCAACAAATTGTTAAGAAAACACTTGTAAAATGTCGTACCGATAAGAAAATGTTTACAAAACCAACAAAATCAAAGGCAAGATTACAAGCGATTGCTGGTGATATTAGAAAAGCACTTTCAGGGTGGGGATGGACAAATTTAGAGGACCTACAACGAGCGATTTCTAGTTGTGATACACTTGTGGATTTTTGTAATGTTTCATACATATATTACAACATTAATGGTGAAACATTATTTACCGCTTTAGACGGTGATTTAGATGCGAATGAAGAGTGGACAAAATATGTTTTAGTACCATTAAAAAGATTAGCTAAAAATACTAAAGTAATACCACCAACACCGGTAAAAACTGATTGTAAAGATATTATTAAAAGTTTCACTGATGATGG